CTTCAAAAGATTGTAATTTTAGTGATCCCATGTTAATAATTTTATTTTATTATTTTAGTATTGTATTATATATCCCCCTCAAATGTAACATTTTTTACCTCAAACGGGAACTTCTGTTCTTTGTAGATTTTTTGTCTAGCTTTTGAATGCCTAATAAGGTAATTATCCCAATCAGGAGATGATAAATCATCTACGAAATCTATAATATTTACATCTGTTTTTGACTTATGTTTTCTTAATCCTCTACCAATAGATTGTCTAATAATAACTTCTGATTTAAACGATTCAGTAAAGAATATATTATGTATCTTATTAATTGATATACCAGTTGAAAATGTACCATAAGATGCTACAATGATAATTTCAGCACCTGCTTCCATTTTCTTTTTGTATTCTTCTCTAATGTCTTTATCTGTATTACCATCTACATAGTAGACATTTTTATCAGATTCTTGGCGCAGCTTCTCATAAATCCTTTTACCATGTTCAATCCTATGGAATAGAACAAGACCATTACCCTTAACTCTGGAAATAATACTGCAAATGAATGCAAGCCTACCTGGTGACTGTATAACATAATTGCTTTCAAATTTGTATACATCTTTACTTTCATACCTATTTTGTGACATTTCTTTAAAAGCATTTTTAGTACTTTCAGCTGCGTAATCCATTTTAATTACTTTTACTTTACAACCTGCAATGAAACCTTCTTCTTGTAAATAATTAGCACTTACTTCTGTAATTACAGGACCTGTATAAGCCATTAGCGTTAATCTATCTAGACTACCAGCCTTTGGAATTGTACCTGACATTCCAAATCTATAATTTGCAGCAGTACATTTTTGTAAAATTGTTTTAATTGATTGAGATTTAGCCTTATGTGTTTCATCAATAAGTACTGCATCAAATTGTTGGAAATACTCTTTATCCTTTTTAACTAGAGATTGATATGTACCAATTACTACATTTCTACCGGGTCTAATCTTTTGACCAGAATAAATCTGTTGTACTTTAATTTTAGCTTGGTTTCTCCAGTTATAGTCTTGAAAATCTTCTGAACCTTGAACAACAAGTGAGACATTAGGTACAATAAATAGTACTCTACCGGCCTTTTGTTTTTCTAATAGGTATGATATTACCATGAATGAGATAAGAGTTTTACCGGCTGATGTAGCCAATTCACTTAGGCAATTTCTAAATTTAAGTATATTATATGCTGCTTCAATTTGATAGTCTCTAGGTTGTATCTCTGAGCCATCAAAGAAATCCTTTGCCCACTCTTCAAAGTCTGCTGCTTTTATATTAGTATCGAACAGTCTTGTAATACCATTTAGTTTAAGCTCGTATTTATATTGCTTACACATGTGCATTACTTCTCGCCATAGACCAGAAGGAATCCATTTATCATCTTTGATATACGAGATGTAACCATCCCATAAACCCTTTTTAACAAGGGGATGGAATCTCCAAGATTCAATACGTCTATTTAATGTGATGTTGAGTTGTTCAACTTCCATTTCAGACGCTACGTCCACACGCAGAAACTGCTTATTATCTGTTAACGTTAACTCCATTAATTATTATAGATCTTTTAGAGCCAGCCTATTTCTAATAGCAAAGCCCATATTATCTAGTGTTTTTACTGAGTCTCTTAGCCAATCCATTTGGTTTTCTAAATGTGACAAAATCATATTGTCATCTGCTAAGTCGTTCTCTAAGAATTTCTCTTTCTGCTTTTCACCTAATTTATAGTCATAATTATAGTATCTAATATATGCTTCTCGGTATCTTCCAGCAAGTTGTTTCTTTTGTTGTTTTATTTTGACATTTATATATGCCATTTGATCTACGAGAGTCTGTCTAGAAGATAACACGTCTGCAATAGTAATCTCCATCGTATTAATATTACGAAGACTTTGTGCTAGGTTTCTAATAGTGACTGACCATTCGTTTCTCTGTGCACTTAATTTTTGATCTAGTGCTAATATCTTTTCGTTACTCATATATACTTATATTAAAATAGCGACGGTTTGTTCCTATCTGGTTTAATAAACTTTGCTGCCTTTTGAGCTTTCTTAAGTTTAGGTTTGCTAAATTTCATGTCCGGATTATCCGTCTTAAACTCTGGCATTTCAAAATCGATTAACATCCTCATCTTCTTGAATCGGTCGCTATCCTTAAAAAAGTCCTCTAATGTATCTTCCATTTCCTCTATACGTACCATAAGTCTAAATCGCTTGATGTGAAATAATTTTCTATTTGTTTCCAAGCTGTAGATTTTTGCTTGTAACATACTTTTATCAGGTCGTTTAGATCTTTGATATTATATGTATCTAACTTAAAATCGTCTAGAAATTTAGACCACATAAATACAGGTCTACCTCTCTTTAGCTTTTCAATCATTTTCTTTTTACCCGTTGCATCATTATCGAACATATATCTGACTGTCGCCATTTCGTCAAATTCTTCTGTCGATCTACCTGCAGTTGCAAGAGCAATAGAGTTATGCATAAACTTCGCATCAATCGGTCCCTCGAATAGAGTTACTGGTTGTTGGAAATTAACCTGCATAATTCCAAATAGAGTAGAAGCCTTTGCTAGTTTAGTCATTACCTCAGGTTCTAACTCTAGCGGTTTGTTCCACTCTTCATATATTTTTGGTAGGTCATAAGTTAAATACCTAGACCCATAGCCTTTCATTCTTCTGGATTGTGCGCCGATAATCTTCCCGTTAATCCCCATGTTTAAAATCCAAAGGCGATTACCTTTTGGGGAAAAAAGAAACTCACTAGCTTTAGTGTGTAATAGTCTCTCTTTTAACTGAAACCAAATCCATTCTCCAGGCTCAATTTCTTTAGCTGCAAACACTTGTTTAAATTCATCAACAGTTAATGCTAATTCTTGAACCGTTGCAAGTGACTGGTTTTGTAATACTTGTTCTTGACTAACCTGTTGTTTATTCTCTTTAATATAGTCTATAATAGTAAAGGAGTCTCCGGTGTTAGGCATTCTTACCTCATGATCTTTTAAAAGGCCATAAAGGTTTGTATGGTGAGAACAATTGTAACAATGATACTGAAGTGTGTCCCAATACATGTTACCACGTTTCTTGGTATCATCTTCATGAGAGTCACCGCAATAAGGACATGCCAGGGTTATTCGCCCTGGCATATCTTTAAGCAGCTGTTTGTTAGGAGTAGTGTGATGTTCTACACAAACTTGTTTGAGTGCAACTTTTATCCTACTCTTAAGCTCTTCAGTTAATTGTATGTTATTAGATGTTGAGGTCATCTAAAAAAGAATCTAGATCATCATCTGTAGTTACCTTACTTTCAGCAGGAGCTTCAGCTTTTGTTGGCGCAGCACTTCCTGCAGTTGCAGTTGCAGTTACTTTCGCTTTTGGAGCCGGAGCAGATTTTGGAGCAGAAGTTACTGCAGCAATATCATCACCTGGATTAAGATACATTCTCAATACATTGTTTACAAAGGCTCTCGTGTCTTCGTCCCACGCTTTGTAATCATATTGAGCTAAAGATGGTGCATTCTCTAATTCTTCTTTAATAACGCTCATAACCTCTTTCGTTCTTTCTGCTGGAGCATCGCCCATTAAAATAGCAGCTGAACTAGAAGAGAATTTAGATTTGTCATAGTTATTATATTCCCCTTGTCTTGTAATTACAAGCTCGAAGTTCTTACCTTCGAATAGGTCGAATACTTGTGTTGGTTCGCCAAAGTCTGGCTTCAACTCAGAATCAATCTTCTCTTTAATCTTATATCCAAATTTGAATACTTTGTAAGTACCTTCAAACTCTGGGTTTTGTGGATCTTTAATGATCTTAATAAGAGAATAATACTGTTGACGTCTTTTAAGCTTTTCAGAAGCTTTTCTGTCTACAGCAGAATCTGATTTTCTCAACTTCCAGAATACATCTGCTATAGGGCAGTGTTCTCCGATTGTTTGAGGTGAGTCTACTAGTTTACCATCTCCAGAAGAGTTAGTTAACCAGTGTACGTATTTTTGAACCAAAGATTTCCTTGGGTTCTCTGGATTAGGTACAAAACGTATTAATGCTTTGTAAGTTCCGTCTTTGCCGTCGTCGGCAGTTGGTTTGTAAACTTCGTTTGTTGAAGTTCTTTCAGGCTGGTGTGTTTCCACATCTTCCACGCCTAAATTAAAAATGTCGAATGAGTCGCTCATAATTTTCTTTTAGTTGTTTAATTGTTTAATAATTGAAATACTTTAATTGTCTTTCGTTACCTTATAGTTGTACAATATACAATAGTTTCAATCTAATGTCATAATAGCTGGAGAGTTCCCAGACCTTGGGTCTGTAGGTATTTCCTTCCATCTGCCGTCCTTTTGCTTAATCAGCCCTGATTTGTGGAGTAACTCCTCACGCTCGTTCGTCGTGATCTGGTTCGCTGCCACCATTTTATTTAGGATTTCGCTGAGACGAAAGTAATCCGCTGTAATTAACATATAGTTTGTTACTTTGTTTATTATACTTATTATATATCGTTATTTTGTTTTGTTTCTAGATAGTAGTATAATATATTTGTTTCAAAATAAGTGCCGAAATATTTTTTTATGTCAGTTATTATTCGTATATTAGTACTGTAATTAAAAACATATAAAACATGAGTAATCCACACTACGAACATCAATTAAAATTAGACGCTATGAGAAAACATACTAAATTATCGTCGAGAAACAAAGACCTTCTTTTGAGGGGGGCTAAGACCACTGGAAGCTTTCTAGAAGGTTATTACTATATAGAAGAAAGTTTATACATCGATGAGTCTGCATCGCTTCATTCGTTCTGTACATGGATTGACGACCACATTGGTGGAGCAGGTCCAGTTAATATTGATATGCTTTGGTTAGGTTTTAAATACCCTGAAGTAGATAAGTATTCTGAAGCTTGTGTAGAAATCAAGAAAAGAATGGATGAAATTAAGGCGTTCTGTTAATCAGAATAGGTCTTTTGAAAAAAGATTGTAGATTTGTTGAACCTTTTTGAAACCTTTTCTGGGAACTAGCATATAAGTAATGTCTTTAAGCCAAAGCCAGATAAGGTTCTGGAAGTAAGCTTTAAGTCTGCAAGCAGAGATTGGTATCAGTTGAGGGCTTGAAGCAGAGACTTGGTTAGTCCGGCAAATTTTCCCCTAGTTGCTGAAGCAAATAATGATTAAGGAACCAAGCATCGACTAGATCATCAAATGGTTTCGGGACTTTTTTAACCTCATCACCTATATCATTTACACAATACTTAAATAAAGAAGTCTTAGCTAACTCTGGACTCTCTACTATATTATTTAAGAAAGCAACCCAAAGAGCTAACTTATTCATATTCCCTTTACCAGCATGTTTCTTAATTGTAGTAGGTGCAACGGTCAGTAAATTTTTGACCTCGAGTCTATTAATCATTTGTTCTTTAAGGATTGCAGCTCCTGCTGCCATATCAATCATATTATTAGTTCCCATCTTAGAACCGTATGATGTACCTTCAAAAGCTATATGATAATCTTCTTTAGTATTTGTTATGCCTATTATCAGATTAATTATATCATCCGCAGTTTGGATATATCTTTTAATCTTTGCAAATTCGTTTTTAGAGTAATCACCGACTGAAGATTTCCAATCAGGTTGATGTACAAGAGTTACGTCTGAGAATGTACTTATTTCTTCTTGTCGCCTTTGTTCCGCTTTTGTACCAGAGCCGGGTTTAATATAAGAAATAAAGTGGTATTCATTTGTATCAGATTGCCAGACACAAATACCAGGGGAATTGAGAGAAAAGTCTACTGTAACTAAATTCAAATTAAATTCTTTTACCCATCGCAGCACCTAGGGCAGCACCGACTAATCTGGAAGTTAATAAATCGTAGAAGATACCTTTCTGAATACCAAGAACTTTACAGATCATTTTACCTACGGATTTTCCTAATGCAAAACCTGCAAGACCGCCAAAGATAGAACCTAAAAGTCCTTCATTAACAAGTCCCTCTTCTAATCTATCTAAATCAAAAGAACCATCTTCGTTTGCAAATTGTTGAGCAAACTGTTCTAGTGCGAAATCAACCTTATCTTCTAAGTCTTGAGTCCACTCTGATTGTAAACCTTCTTGTAAAAGTTTCATGTCAGTCTTAGTTAGCTTTTGCTCAACTAAGTATTCATTAAATGTTTTAGTATCTTTCATAGTTTATATATCTTTTATTCTATTTCTAATCTCAGGTTTAACTTATTGTATACAAAAGTACATTCAAACGTACTGAAATCAGATACATTTTCTGCCATATTTAGATTTAACTCATTAATAGAGTTCATAATAATACTAGTGAATTCCATGTATGCTACTGAAGCTCCTTCGGCATCTAAAATTCTTAGAGTCATCGGGTCGATATAAGCCTGTGTTGTCGATCTAGCGTAATAGTGAAGTAAAGTGTCCATCATTAACCAATAGTTAATAAAACCATCTAATAGCTGAAACGTGACTGTAAATTCTCTGGTAATTGTATTCTGAATTGGGACTGCACCTCTATGGCTTCTTACAGTACCATCATTATCTGCTTGAGTAATAGGATCGAATTGCACTCCAGGTATATTAATACCCTGTATAGAGTAGTTAACAAAGTCAATTGGTTCTGCTAAAAGTCCACCTGGAACTCTGTTTAAATACTTCTTGTATTTTTCAGCCACCTCATCAGGAATAAACTTCCTAGGGAATCTAAAATCGTATGCGTTATTTCTGCTGTTTAATATCATTATCCAATAGTAAATTTACCTTTAGTAACCATAGTCTCTTCTGTTCCATTATCAATGCTAATATAAAAAGTGTCGACTTTCATGCCTCTAATACTATTTGCATTAGCCTCATTAATAGTAAATAGAACCTCACCTAAACTCATATTAACATCTTTGTTATAGACGTGATTAAATTTTAATTTCTGCTTACCATCGCTAAATGTAAGTATAACTCTTTCTGCATTCTCAAATGAAATCATATCAAAATCATCTCCTCTTTTCTTAGCTATAGCAAATTTATAGTAAGATGCAAAAGGAGGAATACTAATAGATAAATCACCTTCGTTCACAAAATCAGTTGTATCAAATTCTTCAACATCTTTTATGATTGGATTATTACCAGTACCTACTAAGTTTACTTTTGCAGAACTAGCAATTACATTATGTCTTTCAACAAATGCGGGTACTGTTTTTACTGATCTTGGTAAATTGTCAGTAATAAAACCTGAGATAATTTTATTAGCAGCTAGGCTAGGTAAAACATTGTAAACCTCAGTTAATATATTTGGATTATCAATCTTTAAAGCAGATAATTTCTTACCGTATCTAGCAGCCTGGTCTATTGTTAAACTAGCTCTTTTTACGATTTGAGTATTATCTGTTTGATTGTAAATCCTCATTGTTACTTCAATAGAGAAGTTAACCGCTATATTAGCCTGGTTAATTACAGGTCTAAACTTTATCGGATCGTTAAAACTTTCATATTGTGTAAAGGTAGTTGTATATGATTTAATTTGAGCTGTACCTATTTGTTCAAATACATCTACATCATAAATCACAACAATGTCATCTGATGACGTTCTAATTCTATTTAATATATGTCCCTCAAACCCTGCAAGTGAATTATCTTTCTCTCCGTAGATATTAAAGTAATCACCATCAGTAGCATCTTCAACTACAACTGTAAAATCAGCAAATTCGTCCTCTCTAGAAACTGTAAACTTATTCTCTTCTCCAGTATAAACGTAATCGAAACCTTCAATAGTTTTTAAAGTATCTAACAGTGCAAATCTAATCCCGTAATTCGAAGTAGGGTCTAAATCACTTGAACCTAGAGATCCATTTCCATAAAATCTATCGTCAAACTCTGAATTCTGTCCAACAAGAGAAGGTACTTTTAAATTAATATACTTAGACCAAAGAGTCTCTCCTAAAATAAATGGCTTAGGATTTGAATATTCATAGTTACTCTGGTTTAAGTAAACGAGTTGAGTTAAGAAGTTATCTTCGCCGCTCATTCTTCCAGCTGTTACTTCAAATAGGAAACCTTCATAACCTCTTGCAGCAAAACTAAAACCAGAC